TTAGTCTTTGCGGAAAAAAGCCTGTTGTTCACCGAACAATCTACTGAGGATTAAAGACAAAGGCCAAATAAGGAAGGAAAAAAATAGTACCCTACCTAAATGATTCGGGTCCATTGCAACACCAACTACTGCGGAAAAAATAGCGATACCTATACCCATCCATTCATATTTTCTTGCAGGTGAGTACAAAATCCGAGCAGTGCAACCGTGGCAATACTTTGCCTTCCAAACACTTTTTTTCCCGCAGAAAGGACAAGTGATTTTCCTGACACTGTCTTCGATTCTGTGTTTTTCTTGAACTGCTTCAATTTTCTTTAGCGTTTCAAGAGCCCTTTGGTTGCCATTCTCACCAGCCATGCGAAGATAGTCTTTGCCTTTTTCATAGTCATGACGGGCAATGTACATTGCCCCTAAATTCGCCTGGGCATCGCTATCCCCTTGTTGCGCAGACAATGTATAATATTCGAATGCCTTATTTTCATCTTTGGGCACCCCTAATCCATGCTCGTAAAAGGTGCCTAGATTATATTGGGCAGAGCTATTACACTGTTCTGCTGCAAGTGCGTAATATTCCGCAGCTTTTGAATTATCTTTAGGAACCCCAAATCCATTTTCGTGTAGCCACCCCACGTAAACCTGAGTATCCGAGTCGCCCTGATCTAACGGAAATTTGAACCACTCCAGGGCTTTTGAATAGCTCAGAGGGACTCCGTTTCCCGTTGCATATATGACAGCCAAAAAGTAATGGGCATCTGACCTACCCTGTTTTGCAGCTCTTGTCAGCCACTCAACGGCCTTTTTACCGTCCTTTTCAACTCCGTCGCCGTCACGGTACATTTTTCCGAGTTTAATTTGGGCGTCAACATCGCCCGAAGAGGCAGATGCGTAGACGGGATTATAATCGCGGTCTGAAACTGAATTTGATTTAAGTTCTTCCATTTTTATAACAACCCCCAGAGAATTGCTGCGCTATTAATTATCGTTTATATGTTAGTGCGTACCTGCACATTGACACAATTCAATTTAGGTTAAGTCCCTTGAATTCGCTTATAACGTTGTCGAAAATATCTTATTCACAATATCATCATTCAGTTTCTGCTTTGAAGACATGTGTATCGAGCTATTCAGTTAAACTCATGTTAAATCACGAAAAGAATCGATACTTCGTACGAGAATTTATCAGGTGGCCTTTTAGCGGACAGGTATGAACGGCATCTTACACCGGGATGCCATCATCCGTGCTGTTGATAAAGAACGTCACCTTGCCCATGACTTCGACCTCTTCCACTGCGTCACCTTCTATCGCCTCGCCGTCATCCGTGATTAATGCTTTTCCCAGAAATCGTGCAAATTGAGTCTGGCCTCCACTAAGGATCAGCAGAACCTGCCCCTGTACCAGTCGGGTGACCGGCTCGATCACCGCAAACCCGGATGACGTTTCCAGGATGCGGGTATCAATGCCTACGCCACAAATCCTTTCTGGGGTGAGCCTGGTCTCTATATAGTCGCTGGCAGGTGAAGGGAATCCCATTACAAAACCCTCCCCATATTGCGCAGCATCCATAGGCGGTTCTGGCTACCGTCCGGCGTCTTGTCTACGAAGCAAGTCTGGTACTGCTCGATCCATTCATTCGCATCAGCCTGGGTAAAATGCCAGTTCCTGGCGCGCAGCTCACGTATGAAGTCTTCTGTATGAAGACATTGATACCCTTTAGGGTTTAGCTGTATTGCAGCGACAAATGCGCTGTGAATGTCTGATTTGCGGGGCATGATCTGCACTCCTTTATACTGTTTTTATATACAGTAGTTTTAAAAGAGGTGCAGATCAATGCGGCGACGCCTATCAATGCCGACGACAGAATTCAGATGGTGGAGACAAAATAAACGGCAGCGCAGGCCAGCACCGGAACCAGCCAGTCGAGTAGACTGGGTAGATTCCATGCACGCCAGTCGAACCCTCCCCACCAGGGCATGTTGGCGCGCTTCCCTGCGCCATAGTTGGCAATCCAGCGATACTCCGCCTGGGTATGTTCCCGGGCGATAAACCAGGTGCAGCCTATGAAGGCACCGGAAATCCAGTTGCCGGTCATAACCCCGAACATACATTGTAGGGAAATGGCACAGAGCGCATGCAGTAAAGGTGATGCATCCATGTTTTCTACCCCACGCATGTGATAACGATGTCAATGTTTCCGGCTGCCATAGTGGTACTCGTTGGATTCACGACAATTACCCTGACAGCGCCGAGAGCTGTAGAAGCGCTATCCCTGAGTTGCACAGAGACCCCATTGCCGCCGGTACGAACCTGCCGCACAGCAAACTTGCTGCTGTTGGCGCTGACACAGAAGGCATGAGTGAAATAAGCTATGTACTGAGCTCCCGGGGCCAGCTCTGGTGCAGAAACACGTACTTTAAACACGCCCTGATGCAACGGGACGCCGCCGTTAAACGTGGCGATATTCGCCTGATCCACGCATACGGGCGGTGTTGCGGCGGCGGTGTTGCCGTGGCGAGTAGAGCGGACCTGACAGGTTCCAAAGGATGCGCGTTGCGAGGGTTCGCATACCATATCCGGGGTAAGGGACTGCGCAAGAGAGAAGTCAAACGCGCAGGCATCGAAGTTACCGCCTCTCAGTAAAGACATCTCTGCCGCACCTGTCCAGCCGCCGCACCACTTAACAACGTTTACAGTATTCACCAGCACGGAATAGGCAGTTTTGTTATATATGATGCTGGCCCCTGCAATATGGTAAGGATCAGCTGCCTGCAGTTCCACGAAGTTGCTGTCCCAGTTACTCGACGCAGTATGTGTGCCAAGATCATCCCACACCACACAGTGCTTTGTGCCACTGATAAAATTGACTCTAATCTCATTTCCTTGCTGAACCAGGCCCTGTGCATTTTGCTCGAAAACAATTCCATTTTCACAGCGGCCTATTTGCGTCCCGGTGATGATGTTATCCAGCGTACTGAAGTCACTCCCGGCAACGCGTTCTGCTCTGAAAACCACTCCACTGGTACAATTGCTGATGACATTAAACAGGATGTTTTTGGTGTTGCGCTTGACGACGATCCCTTCTTTATAACCGTCAATGGTACCCAGAACAGCCCGCTTTGCTCCGCCCGAAATCGTAAAGCATGGGAAGGTCTTGTTTGTTGTATCAATATTTTGAAACACCACGCCAGGCTCGCAAATAATGCTGACATCATCAGGCAATTCAAGATTTCCGGACGTGCGATACTTCCCGGTGGGAACGTTCAGTGTTTTACGATTATCTTTGCAATATGCAATTGCGTTCAGGAACGATTGCGTATCGTTGGTAGAGTCATCACCCTTTACTCCCCACCCTTTTACATTTCCTTCGTCCCTCCAGCGTGCTATCTGAAGTTCCGGGTATTTAGTAGCACCATCAGGATCGGAAATTTGCTGTCTTAATGCCGCATCTCCCACGCTCACAAAATGCAGGGAATCGTAAACCCACGAAGTCGAATCATTACCGGTCGTGGTGAAAGGGATGTTTGTTTCGGCGTTTAACTTCCACAGTTCATTCTGATAGCGGATAAGCTGGTTATATTCAGTCAAAGTGAGGGGGCCATCAGCATAATCGCCAATAACCTTATACCCGGCGTTTGCAATAAACTGATTAAAGCGCAGCTCCATCCCCCAGTATGTTTGTCTTCCTCTGCCAAATCGGTCCAGCCAGATCGCCTGGGTGATATCGTTCAGCGCATAGTCAAGGTTTTGGGCATTATCAAAAAGATCCTTCGGGTCCATTGACCCCAATGGATTATTAGTGGCGTATTTGGTCATGCTCGCTTTGCTCCGGGCATAAAAAAACCCGCCGAAGCGGGTTTGATAATATTGAATGGCTGTTAAGCGACGTCGCCAGGATATGCGGCATCGTCATAGGCATATTTGCCCGGGTGATACTGAATGGCCGTTACCTGGCTGATTCCGTCGTTGCCCGGCGTAATTTCCCCTACCAGTGCGTCATACGGAACCTGGACAGAGGAGCAGAACAGCAGGCGCGGCGGCTCAATATACGGATCGTTCATCGCCCACAGTTCCGGCTCCAGTACTGCGCTGTACGGCACCGAGATAGTGAAGTCGTCAATGCGCGTCGGCACTACCATTGCCGATGCCCGTCCGTCCTGATGTCGGATAATCACGCGCGGGTTCTGGAACGACCAGTCCGGCGCCTCACTGAGTGTCAGGGTAATTTTGCTGCTGTCATACGTCATATCCGTAATCAGGCAGCTCAGCTGCTGACCGCCAGGGATATCGTCGGCCATCACAATGCGATCCATGAACTCGTAGCAGAGCGCATCCATCTCGGTTGAGGTGGTGTGCTGCAGGCGCTGCAGCTGGTATCCCAGCAACCGGCGCATGCCGATGCGGTAAGCGCGGTCCTCATCCAGAACGCCATCCAGCGTGTAGCTCTCGACTTTAACCGGCGTAGGATTGCCAGGCTGGCGGCACTGCACGGTTTCTTCTGCCCAGGTGGTGCCGTTGATATAGGTCACGTCCACGCCGTCGTAGTCATCCTGTGACGGGGCCTTAAACGCGGTCTGCAGTTCCTCGGTGGTTTCCTGCGGGGTGATCATGCCTACCCAGGGTTTAATCCCTTCCCTGCCGGCAGAGGCAAGGCCATCCGATAACAGGAAGTACCCCATCCCGGCGTTAGTGATTTTCTGCAGCACTTCGAGCGCCGACTTGCTATCACCGCTGGCCCAGTCAAACTTCTCACCTCGGGGCGTCCAGTAGGTCTGCTCCAGCGCGTTAATCGCCGCCGTGTCAATCTGGCTGGCCGTGAATCCCAGCGACTCCAGGACGTGGTAAAGCGCACCGCTGATACTCCGCGCCGCTCTGCCGCCGCTGTAAATCCGCGTTGGCGTAACACTTATCCGGCGATCGGACATGGCCGCCAGGCGGTTACCTGTGCGCACAGTCAGCGCCATGGTGGTGACGCCGTCGTACTTCGTGGGGCGCTTACTCAGCCGTGAGCGCAGCGCCTGCCAGAACACCTGATCGCGGGTGCTTCCACCTTTGACCGGTTCGGTGCGGCGCATGCGGATCTCATACTGTCCGGGAGAGACGTTGTAGCGGTGCGTAAACCCGATCTGGTTCTCAGTGCTGCGGGAATAGAACGGTGACTGCTGCGACCAGGTGGTGGTGCCAACCTTGCGATACTGGATAACCAGGCGTACCGGCATGGAGCGTTTATTCCCCTTATCGGTATAACGCACAAGACCGTTCTGGAAGTTGATGTTCACCTCGAATGCGTCAAGCGTCTCGCCATCAGGGCATGCCAGGAAAGGACCGACCCACTCATAATCGTCACTCACACCCGTCACAGTGGCATCCAGTAACGTGCGTTCGGTGAAGCCTGGCCAGGACGCGTCTGGCGTAGTGATCGTCTCACCGCCAGGTCCGGTGGTAACCGTTAACCGCTCAACCGTGACCGTCTGGCTGTCCACATCGGTGATACGGAACTGATTGCCAGCCAACCCCAGCGAGAAACGCTGAATACCCTCAGGCAGTCCGGTGAAAGGCGTTCCGGCGGCGCTGTTGTAGGCCAGAGTAATGTGCGCCCTGACTTCCGCCGTACCGCCCGTTGATTTCACGCCCGCCGTATTGACTGGCGCATCACCAAACGCAGCAGCTGGTAGCGGACTGTTGGTGATGGACCCGCCAGCAAAGGGGCTGCTGGACTCACCAATTTCAAGCCGGCCACTGTTATCACGGGCAACCAGACCGGAGCCGGAGAGTTGCGAGGTGATCGAGGAAACCAGACCCGACATGGTGACGTAATTGGTTACCAGTGAAACAGGATAGGTCGTGCCCTGCCAGCTGATGCTGAACGTCACAGGCGCGGTGCTGAAATCGTAGGTGGTCGGCGCGGCGCTTGCAGTTATGGTTGCGGCACTGCCACCTACCCCCGGCACCGCCGGAATGCCCGGGGCATAGCTGGCGATCACCAGGTCATAGTCGTTGCCGTTATAGTTCAGCGTCACTGGCATGCCGACGGACGGGGCCAGTTCTTCTATTCCGCCATAAATGACGCTGTAACCGCCGGACGACACGACAGTATAGGAGTTGGGAGCCAGCACGGTGATCACCGTTCCGACTGCCCAGGACGGCGGAATTTCCTCATCCCCGCCGGATGCCAATACGTCAACCAGGGTGATGGTGTTGCCGGACACGACCAGCGCATCCGCGATGATACTCACTGTTTCCGGGCCGCTTGAACCCAGATCCAGACCGGCGGTACCGGAACCTGTATTCCCCACCTCTGGTGAATTGAACCAGTTTTCGGTGCGCGCGTCACCGGATACGGTGGCACCCGGCGGATAAAGGGTATAGCGCACGTCGGTACCGAACGCGGAGATCGGCGTATTGCCAATTTTGATATCGGACTGGTTAATCACCATGTCGCCGACACCCACGCACAGGAACATGCTGGTTTCCATACTGGTCTCGTTCACGAACCGGCTTACCGGCTGCACGACGTAATCAGGCCAGACGCGATATTTCCCAAAGATTTCCCGGATGGGGTCACCCAGTTTCGCCGCGTTCGCTTTGGCCGGATTGAGGTCAATCTGATCGCCGCTCGCCGCCTGGGCGCCACTGCCGCCGGGCTGAGACATCGTACTCATCATGTAGATGCTGTACGCCGCAGAGGCGACAGCTACGCTAACCGCAACCCAAATCGCAATTTCAGCACCAGTACCGTAGGGCACCGGGAACATCCTGACGTCGGTTTCGCGCTTGATAACGCACAGCGGCCACTCTGAAGGCGGAACGGGTACGCCGTCGATTTCAACCGCGACCGGATGCTGCTGCTCCGGTGTCCAGTCCTGCACATTCTGCGCAAACCAGGCGCTGAGGTTCATGGTTTCGTGTTGGTGCGTTTCCAGCGGTTCACCCTGCAACCGGGAGGGGTAGATTCGTATCGTCACTGATAATACTCCACGCGGACAAAGCGGCGCGCAAACCGCGCCAGCGGCAGGAAGGTCACATTAGTTCGTGGATTGCACTCAGCTGCGCACAACTGGCCGTCAATCTCGACCACGATGGCAACGTGTGTCACCACTGAACCGGAATAACAGGCAATGCCCGCGCCCGGCGCAGGTTCACAACGCTGCAGGTCAGCCATCAGCCCACGCGCCTCCCGATCGAGGCCGTTATCATCTTTCGTAACCCCGGCGAAATCAGGCCAGGGCACCATGCCAAGGTCGCGCCTGATTTCATTGACGATGCCAAAGCAGTCGAGCGCAGGGTAAACACGCCCGCCCTTCTGCCACTCGACAGAACGGTATTTATCAGGATTGAACATGGTGTTTTCCTACTGGAGGTAGCGGAGGCCCGGGAAGTTAGGCAGCGTGTAACGGTAGCGTGGCCACGCAGTATCGAGAATATTCATGTAACCCGCGGTGATCTGCACCTCCGTCGCTGTCCAGTACCCTTCTTTAATCGCCAGGGTAAAAGGCGGCGTAGCGGGCGCGGAGAGGTCAGTTGAGACATACCGGCGGAAAGTCATGCTGGCATCGCTGAGGTTGTCCAGCGCGTTGCGGATGGCAGTTGAAACAACTCCTTCGATATTGCTCAGGGCGAATTTCAGATCCTGAGTGCCGTCTGCATTACGCGCAGGTAACGCAACATCAATGGCTGAGGCAAGGAACGTTGCCTGAGCGCCATTCTCTAGTGTCACGGTAATGTCATCCCAGCCACGGGTAAGCCAGTAATCCTGGCCGCCAACAGTTATCTGTAATGTGTCGATGATGACCTCTTCACCGCCGCTGGCATAAAGCCTGTCCAATATTGTCATGCTTCGGGCCACTCCCTGTTCAATGCCACATCGATAATGTCGGAGCCCGCAACCAGCCCGGGGAAATTACCCCAGCCAGGTGGGAGTAATGGACGCTCATAAAGCTCAAGCTCAGCTGAATATCGCCAGAAGTTTCCTCCCTCCAGGTCTGGGCCCTGATAGATATCCGTAAAGCGGCAAACTTTTGCCGACTCCCCTCCCGGTGTACGCAGGTTCATGTTGAACCAGGCTGCGCCATCGGTGATCGCATCGCGGTACCAGGCCTCAAACGCCTGAGCTTCAGAATCAGTCAGTAGCCAGGAAACAGTGGCGACAGTTGGGGTTGACTTATAACGCCGACGCTGTCGCGCGCGCCCGCTGGTCATTTGTGTCCTAGCTATAGGACTGACAGGACGCAGCCCGTAGCCTTCCTGTAGAGGTACAGGTAATGCGTCATGCGGATAGTTAATGCTGGTTGAAATAGCCATCAGCCTTGTTTCCTTCCTACCGTCCACCCGCCTTTAAGCGCTTTGGATGCTTTTCCCGCTCCGGATGCCAGATCGTTGGTGGTCATCTGGTACCCTAATTTCGCGCCGCGCATCACCGCGCCTTCAATGAGAGTTAAAGTGCGCTGGTCGGGATCGCCGTGAATTTCCAGGGGAATATTGATGTTTGGGACCTGGCCGCCAGTGGACTGCCTACCAACACGGTCAAGCGTGGCATCCAGCTTTGCGCTGGTTTTAGCCGTGGTTACACGCTCACCTTTTTGTAAAAGCCATGTCCCCGTTTCTGGAACCGAATCGATACCGTCATGTGCCTGACCTTTAAGAGCTGTACTGACGCCAAGCATCAATACACCGGCGCTTGCAGCTGCTGCTGTAGCGGCTGGACCTGCCAACGCAGGGCCCACATACGGAATGCCGATCATGGCGGTAAATGCCTGAAGAGCGGCCATGGCAACCTGGGCGGCCGCATACTGGAGAAGAGCTGCGCCCATAGACTGAATGAACGTGGATGCAAAGTCCTTCACGTTCATCTTACCGGTCTCAGCCCACTCAACAATCATGTCGGTAAGGCTGCTGAACGCCAGCGCGCCCACCTCCTGCATGTTGCTATACAGATCCATTGAGGCTTCAATCTGCGTGGCTAGGCCTGAAACAAAGCCTGCTGTACCGTCATTCCTAAGCTGATCAACCTGTTGATAATATTCCTCCTGAATACGGAGGCGTTCTGCCAGAGAATCGTTAAGAGCTTCGGTTTCTCGATCGTACAGACTTTTAGTAATATCCCCTGACTGGTATTGCTTTTGAAGGTCGTCTTGCCTGGAAAGGAAATTAGCCTCAATCTGCAGGCGCTCACGCATCCTCTCGCGCTCTTCATCACCCAACCACCTACCGGCAAGATCAATATTAAGAGATGCTTTATCATTCTTGTTTGAAGTCTGAAGGCTGATAACAAATTCTGTCAGTCTTAAATTTTCTTCGTTCAGCCTCTTAATATGGTTGAGTCTGTCTATTTCAGTAGCAAGCTGGATGAGTCGCGTTTTTTGAGTCTCGTTCAGCCCTGTTAGTTTTCCGTCACCGATATCAAATTGAAGACGTTGAAGTTCAGTTACCTCGATTACTTTCTTGCCAGTCGTATCTATCAGCGCGATTTGTCGCTGATAGGCCTGCTCAGTTGCTTTAAACGCACTTTCAATCTTTTTGGCTCCTGCATCAGGAGATGTCTTTCCGTTACTTTCCCCTACGCCAAGTTTGTAATCAGTTTTGGCGACTACTTTTCCTGATACGGTAGCTGGACTCAGAGGAAGGTTATTAATAGATTTGATTAGTGCAGCTCGGCGCTGAAGCTGTTCAAGTTCAGCTCTTTTCGCAGCTGTATCCATGCCAATTCGGTTTACGCCTGCCAGAAAACCCTGGTCATTCAGGTCTGCCTCAAGGTTTCTTATCCGCCGCTCAATTTCATCAAGGGATGCATTTGCGCCTACGGCCTGCCCACCCTTATAAAGGTCAATCAGCTTACCAGCTTCAGCGCCGACCTTAACAAGCCATGTCGCAAGATCAACCACGCCACTAACAAGGTCAGTTATCCCCTGAATCACTGCCGGGTCTTTAAAGACATTACCCATATCGGTGATGGATTTCTGCAACTCGGACAAATCAACGCTGGCAAGGCCTGCAGCTAGTTCAATTTTTACGCCATTAATTTGCGTCTCCATGTCCTCAAACAAGGAGTTTACTTTTACTAGTTTTTCAATATCAGCGTCATCAGGAGCGACGCCGAATTTTTTGGCTGCATCCATATACTGGCGAAGTTTTTCACCACCGTGATCGAGCAGAGGCAGTAATTTAGATAGGTCGTTTCCTAAACTTTCAAGAATTGTCGTCTTTTCTGCGTTGGTATTAATTTTTCCAAGCGCATCACTGATAGCCAATAGTTGCTTATCAGGCGTCTCATCGGATAGCTTTTTAGCTGACAGCCCTAAAGCATTAAGCGCATCAACCGCCTCGCCTGATTTATTAAGAACCGCATCACCTATTTTGTCGCCAATATCTTTGAAGATATCAGCCATTTGATCGCCAGAAATTCCCGCCTTCTCAGCGGCGAACTGCCACGCCAGTAAAGACTGGGTAGACATATTTAGCGATTTGGCCCAGCGGTCCGTTTCAGTGATTTGCTTTGACGTTGTTTTTAACAGGTTAAACCCAGCGACACCAACCCCCACGGCAGCAGCACTTGCCGCCGTAGCAAATCCAGTAAATGCGGTTGCCACAGCCTTCGCATCATCCTGGACTTGCTTACGCCATTTTTGTGATGCCCTTTCAGCCTGAGTGAGACCAGATACAAACCCACCAACTTTGGCTATCAAGTCAATTGTCAGCGTACCGAGGGATTTGCCAGCCATTGCCGCCTCCTATAAACTAAAAAGCCCGCATAAGCGGGCTAGTATTATAATTAAATGCCTTTAAAACTTATTTTCTTTTGGCGACTTAATAATATTGCAATCAGTTTTTTCACTATATGTATTACTCGTCATTTCGCTAAATGTTTTTCTTTCTAGAGCAAGACTTGCTCTGTCAACGGAGTACGCTGAATTAAATAATTTTGATTTTTTACTCCACGTAACTTTACTTGGCCCGAAAGATGCTGGCGCAGTGTAATTCAAACCCTCACCACCAAAAGAAGTCTGCAATGAGGCCGTCCCATTAGGCTGATCAAGCACTACCACCAAATCTTTAGCCCTTTCATCAAGATTTGGGCATTCTAAATATATTATCTTAGGTGCGGAGTATGAGTATGCTGATAAAAGCATAAAAGCAGATGCAGTTATTACTTTGATCATGGATTTCTTCCTTTTTTGTCATCTTTAAATGTTGATAAAGGTCTCAATTTAACTGATGGCAAAATAGAAAACCACCCATTAGCCTTCAACGATTCCTGCGGGTGGTCAGAGTATTTGTGGGCCTCACGTTCGAGAGCGTCGATAAATAGAGGTCAAAAGAAGCATAAATTTGTCAGTTGACGGCTATTTCTGCTTATCTCGCTATCTGAGGAGTAATCTTCACTTGAATTCGCTGAGTGAAATCACGACCAGTTTTTCATGGCATCCTCAAGCGATACCGGACCCTCAACAATGTGAGGCGCGAAATCACTGACGCGGAAAGAAGGTGTATCCTTGCCTTTGTTGACATTAGCCACCACCGACGCGATCATCGCGGCTCCCCACTCTGTCCTCATCATCGGGTTCAGGCCTCCGTACCTGCTTCGGTATCTGAGCCAGAGCTGGAACTCTCTGAAGCTGAGTCGCTCCTGAGCTTCAGCGATTGTTCTTCCGCCGATGCCGTTGAGGACGAGTTCGCACCAGACTTCATCTTCGGCGGTGAGGTCATCTTTCCCAGCTCATTCACCTCCTGAATGGCAACTAGCAGCGCCACCGTTAAAGCTCCGTCAAGCGCGCCGCGCTCCGGGTCTGCTTCACCGGTAATATCCTTCGCAGTAAATACCGGGTTTCCGGCTTCGTCGCATACTGCAGCCGCGATATAACCAGCCACGCCGTCAATTTTACCGGCGCTCGCCTGGATGCCCTGTGTCGCAGCATGATAGCCCGCCGGTCGGATAAATACCGTGGCCGTCAGTTCCTCGTCGCCCTGCTTCCAGGTAATTTCTTTCTCGATTGGGCGGCCAGTGAACGCTCCCGCTTTTTTAAGGTTATCGAGAGTAAGCTGCATGTTTTATGCTCCTTTAATGCTTGAAATTTGCGGGGCGACGCCCCGCAAAACAGTTAACTGCCAGCCTGAGCCTTTGGCACCCAGACAGCAGGGCCGGATCGCTGAACCGTGGCGGAAGTAGCGACAACAGTGTTCGCTGCAAAGTCGAATGGGAAATCCGTTACTTTTCCTTTGAACACAAACCAGGTGCGGTCATCAGGAAGTGAAAGGCCATCAACGGCATCAGGGTCAGCGCCAGTTGCAACAGTTGGCTCTGACTCGCCATCAGCCCAGCCAACCGCCCAGGTCAGATCCTGTTGATTATCAGACTCAGCCAGGCTGTGCAGCATGAGGTGACTGGCATTAGCGGGATCGGCATTGAGGGTTAATGTTGCCGCAGCCGGTGTACGCAAACCCTTTTTATAGGTCCGCGTGCTGCGCTCGCTCAGGCAGGTATCTTCAATCTGGTCGGCGGGGTTTCCGCCGGGCGAAAAGGCAGTGATGCACTCCACCTCGCTTACAGCCCCGCTCGCTAGAACAAAGAGCTGCGTGCCTTGAGTCACTACTGACATAGTTATCTCCGGGTATAAAAAAACCGGCTCATGGCCGGTGTGTTGATGGGTTAACGTTTAACTATCCAGTCAACGTCGAAGGAATAGCGGTAGCGCTTTGTATCCGGATCTCTCTCCTGCCCACCCCAGCGTGTGATGTAAGCGTGTGGCTCGATGGCGTCACGCAGCGCGGCGGCGACGGCGATAACCTCGTCCGCCGTGTCGGCGTACGCATCTACCTGCAGCGTAAAGGAGTCAGCATCCGGCCGGTGAGCAAGATAGTTTTCCGGCGAGCCAGTGACGTTCTGCCAGACCGCATACGGGTAAACGACAGCATCATCCTGCAGGCCGAAAGGGTAAAGGCGCACTGGATCAGCACCGATTAGCGCAGTTACCGCCAGGCTGGAAGCACAGACGGAAAAGATGGGCGCGATCATGGTGGCACTCCTTTTTTCTGCGCTCGCTTGATGGACCGATCGAGCGATTTTTCATATTCAGTGGCGAATACGTTTATCACTTCGCTGGCACTGTTTTCCGCCGCAGGGCGCATAAATGGCTGCGCCCGCACGTTCTCGGTACCAAATTCAATCAGTCGCCAGTGCGGCGTCGGCGCATTTTCACTGAGGTCGGGGTGCTTCTTCAGGACCGCACCATGCAAAACGCCAATCCGGAAACCGAGGTTGCCGGTGGTTTTGAAGAGACGTCCATTCCAGCGCATGGCCACGTTTGCGGAAATGCTTCGCCCGGTGTGAGGATCATCAATACGACTGGCGTTAGCTTTTGCCTTTTCGACAATCACGTTGCCGGCGCGCCGCAATGCTGCCCGACCGCCACGCCGACGCAAATCGTCACTGACCGAAGATAATTTTTCCAGCAGAGCCTCGACACCAACGATACTGAAATCAATGCCGTCAGCCATCGCTTACCCCCCGTGAGCAAGGCAGTGTGATATATTCCAGACCGCTTTTGTCGTCTTCCAGTACGCCCTGGATGTCGTAAACGCGACCGCGGTAAAGAATACGGTGTTTATCGGTTACATCTTCACGCCAGCGGATGGTGATCCGCGTCGTGACCTCATTCTGCCCCGCCTGCGTGGCCACAAAGTCGCGCGCAGACAGATCGGTGACATTCGCCCACAGCTCAGCCACATCAGCCCAGCCATTAACGATCGCGCCAGTGGCCTGGCTCTGCGTTTTAACAGGCTTCTGCAGTGTCACGCGCTTATTCAGTTTGCCTGCCTGCATGTTTATCCCCTGGGTTTGCCGCTGAGGTAAGTCGGCACCGGAGAATCTAGCGTTGTCGTTTCGATGTCATCAGCCAGGGTCTGATAAAGCAAAGCGGCCAGCGCTTCATTTGATTCCGCCAGGCGGTTCATTGCTGTTGTCTGCGCGGTCATTGCCGCCAGCAGCTCTTTTACCTGTTGCTCGTTCATAGGCGATTTTCATCCATTTTTTTAGCCACTCACGACGGGAGGCACATCCTGAACAGGCCATCAGTGCCACCTCCGGTGCTGCATCAGCAGGGCTTCAACTCCAAGCGGTAGCTCAGAAGTGATATTGCCGACATTGACTGCTTCCCGGTTTGCGTACCAGTGACCGATTAGAAGCAGCATTGCTGCCCATATGCCGGAAGTGAAAAGGATCTCACGTGGCGGCATTTCCCCTTCCACTGGCGGCGTCAACGATTCCACCAGCGCGCCGTCGCAGAACTTCTCAACATAATCGACGGCCGCTGATGTGTAGGCTGCGATGAGCGAATCTTCGGCGTCGCTATCAACCCTCAGATGCGTCTTTATCAGCGCCATCTGCTCCGCGCTTATTTCCACCTTTACCTCCGGTTTTGGCTTTTGCAGGCTGATCAGAATCGGAGGTTTTCGCCTTTTCGGGCTCAACCTCTTCGGCCAGGTGCAGTTTGACCAGCGCTTCGCCGATTTCTTTCTTCACCACGCGGGTTTCGCCCTGGGATACCGTACCCAGGTGATAATGCGAGAACATACGGAGAGCTTTAATTTTCATACATTAAACGCGGCCATTACTGACCGCGCCCTTCTGTTATTCGCCGGACGAAACCGCAACATCGCCAGTGACGATAGCTGCAGGACGGTAGTGCGCCAGCGCCAGGCGCTCTTCGCACAGAATGGTCAGCATGTTTTTAACGAAGTTGTCGCGATCCTGGTTACTGATCTCGATAGTGGCATCCATGCGGTCCCACACCTGCGACGCCAGGCCAAACGCGCCGACGGTGAATTTGCCTGCCGCCTGCGCCGTGGTTGACACCACCGGCAGACCCCACAGCACTTTCGAGGCAAACGCCTGCGGGCCGCCCATGATGTAATTGCCGTTGGCGTCTTTCAGCAGCGCGATACGGTGCCAGTCTGCCGGGTTCAGAATGATGCCATCGGCTTCAAACTCACTCAGCGACACCTGGTAGATGGCGTGTGCCAGAACATCGGCACCGGTATCCCCGGTCGCGTTGAGTGCGGTTTCGTAGTCGGTCGCCACCACGTTCAGCCCCTGGAGGTTGTCACCGGTGCCATCCCCGTTCAGCATCTGGTTCTCTTCCACCAGCGCCAGGCCATACATCATGCGGGAGTTGATGTAGGATTGCAGCGCCGGGGCATCATCCATGATCTGGCGCGACGCCTGGATCCAGTGGGCGATGGTTTTCACGTTCGCCGTTTCTTTGGTGAAGGTGATGTTACTTTCCGGTTTGAGGGTGCCCTCCGCCACTGGTGCCGCAGCGTTGGTGAACACATTTTCACGCACGTATTCCAGTGCGTTACTGGTGATGCGCCCCTGTGCCAGCAGGTCACGGACGGTCAGGCGACGCAGGCCCGGCATCAGGATACCTGGCTGCTGCTGTGGAAGAACCAGCGCGCCAGCGGAGTTAGCGCCAGAGCCGATCGCTTTGTCGAAGCTGGTCACTTTCGCTTTCGTGCGTGAGCCATCCCAGCCTTTCATCAGGTCTTCGGACACGCGCTCTGCAAAGGACTTCTGGGCGGTCTGTTCAGGCGAGTTGCCAGCCAGTTTCTGTTCAAGATCGAACAGACGGGTACCGGTGGTTTTCAGTTCATCCTGGGCTTTAGCCAGGTCGGTCTGCAGCTGCTTGTTGATTTCGCCGTTCTGGTTGATGGATTTACGCTGTTCCTCGATAAGCTCCTTCACTTCTTTCTGGGAGTTCTCGATCGCTTTTTCCAGGGATGCTAATTCAGACATGTTTTGCTCCGTTAAGGGTTCCGCAGGTTAGCGGCAAAGGAAGATATGCGCTGTGTCAGCGCGTCAATGTCGCCGCCGCCGAACTCGCTTCGGCCTGCGGACTTCACGCGGGCGATAAACGCCTGCGCTTCAGCGCGCGTAAGGCCGACTGAATCCCTCAGCCAGGCCTCCGCGTCACGAATGGTTTTAATGCCGTCGATACTCTTCATGGCGGTTACGCCCGCCAGCTCGTTGGCCGGGAAGGTGCAGACGCTGATTTCCCGCAGGTAAGATATGTTTTTAAAAAGGAGGCCGGACGTGCCGACGGTGTAATCGTCAGGGCCGACTGAAAAACCCACCGACATGCCTTCAACCGTGCCATGCTGCATGGCGGCTTTCAGATCCTCGGCCAGACTTAACCCCGGAGTGAGCTGCCCGCGAACAAAAAGCCCCTTCCCGTCTTCATGCATGGCATCCCATTTGCCAACAGGGATAGCTCGCGTCTGGTGGTTGAAGAACATTGCCACCTTGCGGCTCTGGTTAGCCACCACACCAGCGAAAGCGCCGGGCAAAATAATGTCGCCATCGGCGTCGGTGTTATTAAAAACCGAGGCATACCCTTCAAACGTTCCCTTGCTGCCGTCGCCGGTAAACTTGATTTCGGTCTGGTCGAACGCCAGCGTCTTGTGAATTTCAGGCATCGTGGCCCCCATAAAGATTAAGCCCCGTCATTGCGGGGCTCTTTGTTTGTTCCGAGGTCGGTAATGGGTACGTTCTGCGACTGGCGCGTCGCCACATCACCGCCAGGCAAAGGCGGAAGATTATCCAGGCGCCGTACTTCGTTAACGGTTCGGATCCCTGTATTAACCATGGTTTGCATGAAGGTGGCGCGGCTCGCTGAGTCTCCACGAAGAAGGCCATCAAGGTTATGCTCGGCGTGCAGCCTTCCCTGATCGGATTCTTTTACCAGCCAGCGCTCTATGCTGTACTCCCAGCGATCGAGATAGGGCTTCAGGGTGTACTGGAGAAAGCCGAGGTTCTGCTGCTCAATGCCGCTGCCCCATGAAGTTGTTTTTTCAACATCACCAACCAGGTGCGGCGGAACACCATAAAAGCGCGCAAGCTCTGCCACCTGAAACTTTCGGGCCTCAAGCATCTGTGCGTCCTGCGGCGAGATACCGATAGGCTGCGAGGTGAACCCGCTCTCAAGGATCCAGAGACGTTTTCTCACCGGGCCACCGGCAATCTCCTTAAAGTTTTCCTCCAGCTGCCCGCGCTGCTCTTTAGTCAGCACCTTGCCGTCAGTCATCAGGATCTGCGGTGACTTCGCACCGTTGGCGAAAAACTCCCGCTGGTTATCTTCCATAGCAATAGCCACGCCTGCAGATTTGGCGCTGAACGCCAGCGGCGATAACCCGACCAGCCCGTTAAAGCCGAAGCCTTTCAGGTGGAAGATCTCCTTTGGTTTAAAGTCCACATACTCGCTGTCGCGCCGGTACCGGTATATGACATTTTTTCCATCGAGCCGGACATCCATATTCGCGCTCATCAGCGGAAGCAGGCTGATGACATCGCCGACGCTGTTACGCTCCACATGCGCGTAGGCATTGCCGTAGGCGCAGAGTTGCATTGTCATCGCTTCGCGAAACTCCAGCGCGGTCATGAAGTTGTTGGGCCGGAAGCGAAGAAGCTTCGCCAGCGGGTTCTGGTTGCCGACTTTCTTTCGCTGATCATCGATGGTTTCAAAAACATCCAGCGGTAACGAGGCTGTTACGGTGGAGATGAGCCGGATACAGGCCCATACGGTGCTGATCGACATGTTGCGTTCATCGCTCACCACCGATTCCCCGACAGTGCCGTGAGCGGATGTGCCCGCCATCTGCGAGCCATTATCCGGTGAGACCAGGCGGCCACCGGTCAGAATAGAGGCCATGCGCGCCCAGAATGGCGATCGCGTTCGCAGGTCAATGCTGTAATCGGTATCTGCCATTTTTAAACGCTCAAAAAGTTGTAAATGAAATCGTTAACGTCGCTAGGGTCTTCCACCTCATCACTGGTCTGCGCGCCGATAGACATGGCCAGCGCTACCATGCCGTCGATACGGCCGCTCGACTTGCCTTTAACAAACTTGCGGTTACCGGCGGGGTCGGTGATTACCGTGGCGTTTTTGGCGCACATTTCGAGGATTGGTTGGTTGCCATGTTTCAGCTGCGCGCCGAGCAGTCTGGCTTCCAGTTCCCTGAGTGCAGGCGACATGGAGACAAAACCCTGGCCGAATTCCACGAACCGCTCAAGCTCCGCCTCAGTGAAACCGGCGTCGATAAGATGCGGACGAAGGAATCGCATGTTGTAGCGGTCGAACGCCAGTACTCTGACGTTACAGATATCAAAAACGCGCCGCAGCTCCCGGGCAATGAAGGCATACTCAATAGCTTTCCCGGGTGTCGTGTTCAGCCATCCCTGCCTCGCCCAGATGTCATAAGGCACACGATCGTTACGTGCCTTATCCGCCAGACCTTCCTCAGGTAGCCAGAACTTACAGTGCACATCGCCCTGGGTTGTGTTGAGCACCAGCGCTGTCAGGTCCGACACACTGGAAAGGTCCAGCCCGCCCCAGACAGTAGCGCCCGCCAGTTCGCCGGGTTCGTCTTTATTCATGTGCCAGACGGTCTGGCTCACGAACGGGCTTTTCGCCTCAACCCTGCGGTTTAGTACAAGGTTCTCAAACTCTGCCTGGCGCGACGGCAGGCGTTTTGCGCTGGCGGCCATATCCAGCACTTCTTTCTGGTTCATGAACACATCGAAGGCCGGGTTTGCCAGCCTGATGGCTTCAACAGAGAAAGGATCGATATCTTCCGGCGCGGTCTGGAGCCTGACCACCGTTCGCGGATCGGCCCCGGTCAGGCCATCATCAATCAGCAGGCTGAGCAGGTCGCTCGCATCGGGTGCCTGGGTGCTGATGATTACCGAGATAGGGTTATCCTGAGCAGCGGTCGCCGTTTCCAGCGCTTCATAAAGCGGGTCGCGCGGCCCGCGAACCTGCCCCAGCTCATCGTGGGCGACAAATCGCGGCGAGAAACCGTAGGCCGTGGTGGCCTCGGCGCTCAGTGCGCGGTAATAAGAACCCAGTTCAGGGCAGTGAATTTCTTTTGCTGAATCCTTGATCGCCACGTACTGCATGAGCACCGGATTCATCCGGCACATTTTTGAGGCCAGGTTAAACAGAATGGCCGCCTGGTCACGCGAGCGTGCGGCAGAATACAGCTGCGAGTTCGGCGCCGCCTCCGGCCCCACCAGGTAGAGCAGCATCAGCATAGCGGTTTCAACAGTTTTGGCGTTTTTGCGCCCGCGGCTGATGATTGCGCGACGTGTGCCATGCCTGTTGTCGAAAATGGCCCTGAAATCGTCCTTCATGAACTCAGCCATTTTCAGGGGCTGGCCAACAAACTTACCTTCAGGAATAACGATATTTCTTTCGCACCAGAGGATATTCCTCTCGGCTCTTGTCAGAGTTTTTTTAGCCATCGAAGAGCCTTATTCAATTTCCCAGGGTTTTCTCTCCCGTGGCAGATTGTTGTTGGCACGGCCTACCGTTTTAGGATCGGCAGTCGCCTGCCGGGTGATCCGCAGCCGCGTCGCCAGTGAGGACGCAGAGCGCACTTCGCGTTCGCGCATAGTGAGCAATTTGTCGTAGCGCTTCAGTCCATCATCCCGGGCCAGCCACTCCAGCTCGAACTCTTCAATCTGGGTGGTTAAGAGCCGCGCCTGCACCACATGTCGGCAGTACATTTCCAGCATATCGCGGTGCGTTTCGGTAAATGAGCTGGCCGGGTTGTCATTGACCAGCCGGACCCAGACGTTTATCTCCGGATCGCTCAGATGGATGGACGGTTGTAGCCTGCTTTCAGCCAGTGCTGGCAGCGAGACAGCAGACGTCGCAGCCAGAGACTTTCTGCCTCGCTGTGCCATCGCGTTTTTCCTTTTTTTCTGGACGTTTTTAAAAATGAAACTGGGAGCGCGGTCTTTAAAATGTTGCCGCCAGAGTTTTACCCCTCCCCCCTGCCATCACATCACCAAAGTGAGAATTAATCTCATTTTTCGATGATGCGCAGATTTTCGCGGGACAGGCTGGCGGGCACCAGACGTTCTCCGATGCCGATCGGAAGAGTCAGACTGACCGTAGGTAGCGTCTCGCCCACCGAGTGGCTGAAGGAAATACCAGTGACAGTGTCGAAGCTAATACCGTCGATGCTCAGCTCTGTCAGTTTGCCGTCTCGGTATTCAATTTTTAAATCTTTCATGCATTGCTCCTGTTACCAGATAACACGGCCTTCATTGTCGAACTCAGTGACGGTTCCGCCCTTCTCCATGCGTTGCTTTACGGAGTCGTGGCAGCGCTTGCATAAACTTTGCAAATTTTCCGGGTCATGGAAGAGGGTCTCATCACCCTTGTGCGGGGTGATATGGTCGACGATAGATGCGGCTATCACCTGATTTCGTCTGAGATGAAACTCACACAGCGGTTGTTTCTGAAGCTGATGATGACGGAGCCGGTACCAACGCTTGGTGTTATAGAGGCGGTGCCAGGGTGAAGTAGATGCCATATTCACTCCAAAACAACCACCAGCTAATGCTGATGGATCTCGACCGAAATGCTCTCGTTGAAGAACGTACACTCCACATAAAAAAGACACGCAGAATCGATCCTTAACTTATCCCCTATAGGTATATTTACGATTTATCCCCTGCAGCCATTACGATGAGTCTGCCCATGGTGATGGCAATAAAAAACCGCCCGTAGGCGGTTTACTTAGAATCCAATTTGCAATCAATCAAGTGTTATTCTGTTTTCATATAAGAAGCTGTATATGACGTCATACTTTTCAGTGTATATCTCAGCCACGTTCTCTACATGCTCTTGATTACGGTTTTTAAGTTTAGAATGAACGATATAGTCTCTTATGTACTGCGGCTCTATTGGCTTTTCGTTCAATGTAATCAATTTATATACAGATTTGTAAAACCTCTCTTGATCGCTAGGGTGGTGCGTATCCCAGGTATCCACTCTTAACCAAGAATCTAATGGGGTTAAATCCATCATGAGTATCTCCTATCTTTTAGGGATGCTCATAATAACTTCACAATATATATCGAAAAAGCATTATCGCAGGCACTCTGTGAATGCCTGTTGTAATGGCTTTACGCCTCTTCCGAAGGGAACAGGATAAGGGTCTCTTTCGCTTCCTGAATGGCCTTGGTCGTACGGGCAACCAAACCATTTTCGCTGGTTACGCGATTGAGGTGCTGGATGAACAACTGAAACTTCAACTGGTCGTCTTCAACGAACTTGATGGCTTCTGCTGCTGCAGCGGTATCAAAATCCACGGCTGAAAGAAGACCGAAACGGATCTGCTGTGATGAGGTTAGTTCGGCGCTTGCCATATATGCTCCTGTTGTGATTAAACCCATTATCAAGCCCACCAGCAGATGGGCTTTGTAATGGAGACTGTGTCAGAGCCTCAGGGATGAGGTTCTATTTCAGGCACTGCGTCCGCACGTATTCCTGCAGGCCGGTCAGTTGCTTAGTGATTGTGGCAATTCGCTCTCTGAGGGTGAAATAATCCCGTTCAGCGGAGTCAGTAAGTCGGGGGGCGGTGCCATCATCCATGCTGGTGGTGCTGGTCGCTCCGTTCGTAGTACATCTGGCGCTGAGCTGCAGCCGACGCTTGCCAGTAGCAACATCACGCTCAAGCTGATCAATAGTGGCTTTTGCATCCTGCAGTTCTCCGGTGTATTTGGCATCGAGCGCAGCGACATCACGCTGGCGCACCTGCATATCGGTGATGGTGGCGGTTGCCAGATTCAGGTTTTGCTCGGCGTCGTCAGCACGCTTCTTCTCATCAAGTACCTGACCGAGCAGAAGGTGAATAACCAGCAGGGATAAAATCAGCTCGATGCCGATTATCAGCCAGGCTTTAGAGGTCATGTTTGCTCTCCGCTAGGCACATCGAGCGCTCCATCTCGCGCCGGTTCTGGAGGCCTTTCCATTTCATGCCACCAGCGTAAACCCAGCGGCGCATTTCTTCGCACGCACCGTCGTGATCACCTTTGTTCAGCTTGCGCAGAAGCGTGGACTTCGAGAACGCGTCAGAACCAACGTTAAAGACAAAGCTGTAAAGTGCAGCTTGCTGATACTCGCCAAGCGGCACCCTGACCAGATTGTCTACAGTGCGCTTTGCAGGCTGAAGGTCTTTCCACAGCAACTGGTCACACTCGCGATCGGTATAAGTTTTGCCCCTGACGATATCCCGCCCAGTGTGACCGTCGCAGACAGTCCAAACTCCGGCGACATCTTTATAAGCTTCGTACTTCCGCCCTTCTACGCCATCCTGCCCCCCGAGAAACAGCCAGGCAATCAGCATTGCGCCGCCACCAGCTGCGGCGATCAGTTTATTGCGAAGGCTGCTGGTCATTGGCATATCAGTCTTCTCCAACTTTCACCGCCGGGCCGTATTTCTCCAGCGCCTTAACCTGCGCATTAGCGACCTTGCGTTTGAAATACCAGTTAATGAGTCCTGTAACGATTATCCCGGCAATACCCGCCAGTACGCCGATAGCGCTCCATTCGTCAGGACTCAGTTTTGTGAGGACGCCGTTCAGGATGGTTCCTCCTGAGGTGCCGAGGGCGACTCCGGTGACAAGTTTGCTCATACGGGACATTTCTCTCACCTCGCTGTTCGCGGGTGTTGTGTTGAAAGGATCAGGCTCGCCGGATGAATTAACGACAAAACGAGTGATGGGGGTTTCCGGGAGCCTGAAATAGAAAAAGGCCACCAATCGGCAGCCTTCAAATTAGTGAATGTGTTTAACGCGGCGGGGTAATTGGACCTTGAAGAATTTCAGCCTCGCCGTTGTCGCAAATATCATCGCCTTGCGTCAGATGCCAGATGCCTGTTATGGACCGACCCGTTTCAAGATCCTCAGTTTCACCATGTGTATAATAGGCGACCTGCACTCTGCCGTTGTGCTGTATCCAGTAAAAACCTTCAATCATACAGCCCTCTACGTTAGTTATTACAACTGAACAAGCTCTTAGTCATCAGTACGATCTTCATCTAATTTCCGGTTGTGTTTGTGTCTGAGCCTTTCTTCCATTTCAGCTTCTTCGCCGTTTCGAATCCACTGGGTAATGATATCTTCAACCTCGGTAAGATCTTCAGGGCGCGTAACTCTGTAGTAGTCTGAATAATCGTCGTTCTTAGTGATTATTAGAGTGAACGGATTAAGTTTATCGGCATAAACAATGTAGCTGTCGTAGAACTCAGGCTCTACACCTGATGGTAAGTCCTTTGGGCAATCAGCTTCATCCCAGTCGACATCGACTTCCTGCACTACAGGCCCTAATCGTTTTGTCAGTTCTTCCTGTCCCAAGAGCAATACTGCATCTTTTATGAATTCTTCATATTCGATATCTGTAAATGTTTGGGTAGGTTTTATTTGAATGCCGTCGGTCATTTTCTCGCCTTAATCTGTGCAGTCTAAACCCACAAATTAAGCAGTTACTTTCGAGCAATCAAGATTGAAGTGAAATAAAAACTTATAAAAAAACCCCGCCGTAGCGAGGTTTCAAAATTTTTGTAATAAAGGCTTTTCGACGCTGCCATCGTGGCGCAGCTCTGCCAAGCATGAATGGATTATTCATTTTTCTGGCCCGCTTTCAACTCCCTTTTTAAAAATATTTAGCATACCTCTCACTTTTACCTGGTTTCTATCTGGCGGCGCACGGCCAGAAACACCTTCGCCTGGAATATCTCAAGGCACCAGCGCACGCGCTTACGCGCCTCTCCGGTGGTCAGCCAGGGAGCCACCAGCTGCAACTCTCTGGAGATATCGGATATCTTTTTGCGGGTGGTGTAAAACTGCAGACCGACCAGATAAACAGGATCCTCAGCACTGAAGGTTTTCAGCATGACCTGTTCGATAAAGTCAGTATCATCACGGCGCTCGCTCTGCTCGATTAGTTCAGAAAGTGTTACCGGCCAAAGAATGGCGCGGGCGCGCAAAGCCGCCTGAACGCCACGGAATCCTTCTTCCCTTGCCTGCCCCAGTGCCTCAGTGATGCGCGACAACTGAGCATCTGACCACTCCGATTGCTTCACTTCAGACCAGAACTGGGTGCAGTTCTCTAACCGGTATTGCGCCCGGGTTTTACCGCCGACACACTCCCCCCAGACGGTCAGCAAAGACTTTATCCATCCAGACTGAACGCTCTTTAATGGCGTGAACTTTCCAAGGTAGCTTTTTCTCGGTGCAGATGCTGCTTTACCCAGACCTTCGACATGAATGCGGCGTTGACGTGGTGTCATCCTGTACTGCTCCTTAAGCCAGAACGCCGAGCGCATAGGCCCGGTCCAGCACTCTGATTATCATTGCCGGCTGAGAAGAATGCTCTCTCTCGAATTTCACCGGGTCGTTGTGTAGTTCGGTATGATGTTTACGACATAAGGGGATCGCGAAGATGTCGTGTGCCTTCGTTGCCATCCCTCCCTGCCCCCAGCCAATCAGGTGATGAGCATCATCTGACGGCATTCCGCAGCATTCGCACGGCTGCGTCTTTACCCATGCCAGATATTTTTCGTCCATCCAGCGGATACGCTTTGGCCGCTTCAAGAAAGTCTGTGGGGATTCGGGATCCACCAGCACGCCAACCACTGGCCTGATGGCTGGTGATGTTGCTGGCGCTGGTGGTTCGCTTGGAGGTGTTGTAGGTAACGCGCGGGCTTTGTCCGAAATAATGCTGGTGGCCGGTACTGAAGGTACGATCTCGCTTTCGCGGAAGGTTTCTTTTGCTTCTGGCAGCCGCAAAGCCTCACGGGCAACTGACTCTGGTAACGCATCTGCAACCCCAGCACGTACAGACCACCAGCACAGTTCAGCCAGAGAAATTTCGCGAGACCGGTCGAGCGCCAACGAAACCCGGGCGGTATCCAGCACCCAGTCAGTGACGTTCTGGCGCGCCAGTTCCGCCAGACGTTCGGTGTGATGCTCGCGCAGCTGGTTGTCGCAGTGGCCACAGAGACGGATTGCCCCGGGATCGTGCCGCATGGTGGTCATTTCGTGGTAGTGGTAATCGCTGTGCGGGTACTGGCATGTGTCTCCACTGCGCATTAGCCAGTATTCGAGGCCACTCAATCCACCAGCAGCGGTGATCACCTTTTCATGAAGGAAGAACGGGCGCAGTGCCGCATTACCGGCCAGCGGCTGGCGCGCATCGGGTACGCGGCCTGTAGCGAAGCCTGCCATGCTGGCGGGCTGGCTCTCAACCAGCACACGACCGCCACTGAACATGCCCATCATCTCGCTGCCGGGCTTTAACAGCACAACGCCCATCTCCCGGGCAACTACTGGTTTCAGTAAGGCGCGCATCAGGCGATCTCCCCGATGATGATCTGCCCTTCTTCACCCCATAGCTTTGTCACGCGAGAATCCCAGATATGGGAGTCATCAGCATAGATGGCATCCATCAACGCTTTTTCCAGATTGTCTTTGTCTGGTTTCTGCTGGTGGGGTTTGCCCGCCATTGCCTGGCGCTTCTTCTTGCTCCAGCTCGGTGGCATCGGGAGGACGAACGTAACGTGAGCGCCAGCTTCCGGCAGCTCGACGCCCAGCAGCCGAACGTGATCGCAGAACGCGCGGTACCGAAGTACCTCCGGGCGTTTCTTCCACTTATCGGCGCGGGTTTGGCGGGGCTTGCCCATCGGGATGATGTTGTAGGTCTTCACGCTCACCTCCAGATCGGCTGCTGGAAAGTCTTATCCTGCCGCGGGGCTTTATTAGCCTCCGGCAGATAAGCGGTGAGCGTCCAGTGGATCAGATCGACATCCAGGCTTCGCACAGTGCGCACGTCATTGGCGCGATAGCGGGCCTCAAGTTCGTCCACTTCTTTCGAGGTGAGTTGCGTGTGAATGAAGCTCGTTTTCTTCATGCCACCACCTGGTAGCGCGCAGGCAAAAAGAAATCGCTGGCCCCGGAAGAGGTCAGTTGAAGTGTTTGTTTGATTGGTTTTTGCGCCATGGTCTCTCTCCAGTGGCGCAGCAGGTATAGGTTGTTCAGGCCTATGACGGGAGTGTAACAGAATTCTGCGAAACGCGATAACCAGCCCGCTCCAGCATCAGCGTGAAGAGTGACGGCGTTCCTACAATTTCATCGGGCTGGAGCGGCATAAACGATACTTCGTCACCACGTCTGTACATTAACGCTCGCTCGCATTCCGGAAATGTGTGCAGTCGTGCAACGATAACCCCATCGTGACATCTGATGACCGCATAGCCCTTTTTTGGTAATTCTTCTGTTTCTTTCACCGCACCCCTCCACCCGGGAAACTAATTGCATGCTGTATCAATAAAACCAGTCATCTGCGCTTTCCCAGGTCTGCTGAAGGATTTCTTCAACCGTCTTTTTAACCTCTTTCTCACCACCGTAAACACTTAACCCATCCGAGCCTGCGCGACGTATCACCAGACTGCAATCATCGAACTGGTTCTGGAGTCGTTTTAATAGTTCTTTTTCCAGTGCCGGAACCGCGCCCTTAGGAAGTTCTTTAGCACGATCAATGGTTAACTCAACTTTCATAATTGCCTCCGCTGCATCAACTGTATATTCATACAGTATACCTGTGAGCTGATTTGATCAATGTTTTAAGCGCACAAAATGCCTAGGGATTTATAAAAAAATGATAGTGCAGCCCTGCGTATAGCGAGATGTGAGCAGGCGGCATTTCTGTATGATAGCTGGATTCAGCTCAATCGACGGCTTTTAGCGAAGGGGCTAGATGTGATCAGGTCGCTTGGTTTTGTATGTAATGTATGAAATAGTTATTCCCGATTAATAACAGTCCGTTGTAGATTAGTTAGACATTCTGAGGATGATGCATGCGTATTGAAACCGTAACGGAAATTCACAACTTTTTAAGTGATTACTATTTAAACTCTGAGGATCCGATATCTCCTCCAGGTGTAAAAGATATGGGGCTACTGGCGTCAGCTTGCGCCAGACCGTTTGCGTCTGCCGGCGGACAAGACGCTTTTAGTAATGTTTATCACAAAGCAGCAGCTCTTTTTCATGGTATTATTTCCAATCACTGTTTTTATAATGGAAATAAAAGAACCGCATTATTATCAGCCCTTTATTTTTTAAGTGACAACAACCTATGGTTAGAACGTTGTAATGATGAGGAAATGTTCGAATTTACTCGTCAGGTTGCTGCTCATGAAATTTGTGATAAAAGAGATGATGAGATTGCCGTCATATCAGAATGGTTTAACAAAAACACTCGGAGGATAGTAAAAGGAGAGAAGCCTCTTAACTTTGCAGGCTTGCGCGATAGTCTTTCTCAATTTGATTTCTATCTGGAAGACGAAGGAATGTATGCGTATATATATAAGGATGGTGAACAGATCGAAAAAGTCCTAAAAAAAGGCAAGCAAGGTATGCAAGAGTATGATCAAGCTTATATCGCTGAGCTACGAAAACGGCTGGAGTTGACCCCTGAGCATGGTGTTGATAGCGCAAGATTTTATGGACAAAAAGGGTTAACTGAAGATCTTAATGAGTTTATGCAGCTTCGTGTAAAAGTCTTTGATTGGTTAGCCAAGATCTGATTTGGAAAAGCCTGCTTAATTGCAGGCTTAGGCCTGTCTTGATAAATGGTTTTTCTCTAAGTAAATCACTAAGTCAGTACATCATATTTATATCCAATAAATTAAAACCATAATTCCTGGATTTAAACAGCGGTTAAGCGGTATCCAGAATTTAAAACAACCCGCGTCCTCAATCCTCAGACAGGTTTGCTCTCACCAGCGCCTCAACGAACGGGGGAGGTACGGCATTGCCGCAGCGGGCTACCTGCTTTTCCTTCGCATACTTCACGTTCCGGAAGTCCTGGTCGATGATATACCACTTTGGGAAACCTTGGGCGCGGTACAGCTCTGCGGGCTGTAGCATGCGCATGCCAATAGCAATTATCTGACACAGCGAGCCAGCAATCGGCACCGGCCACTGTTATGTTTATAGCAATTTTTCAAGGAGAATTTTGGAGTGTTTCGGTTATATTTTAATGAGTTGTTAGAAGTCGTCGTCGCCTTGCGCCAAAGAAAGATAATCTAAATTAAGACGAAGTAGATTGCTTAAAAAAGATACATAAGTATTACTTTCTCGGTCAGCGTAAATGCGGCTTACATCAGTAAAACCTGATTGCTCACTCAAATCAGTAGCTAATTCTTCAATAGCATCAGATATTGCCATCATTTGACCATCCGAAACCAAATGCCTTAGCAGCGCAAACACTTGAAAAGAATGACTATCACTTTCATCATTTGGATCAACACCTATATATATCGCTTTAATTTCGCTCAATTGCTCCGCATCATTTTTTGATACATTTTCAATTTTTGCAATATGTGTGTCTAAAATGGGTATAAAGCACTTGTTAAAACTATCAGGTAAACCAATCCGCAAGTACCTGTTTGCACGCCACACAGGAACAGTGAGTTCATATTCCTTGCCAAGATTAATAATTCTAAGGCTTTCTGCCTTACCTAAGCACTCTAATAGATCACCTTTTTCGACCGTTAGAATGTAGTCTACATTGGCTTCGTACCAATGCCCTTCGCATTCAAATTGCAAGCGGCGGCAACTGTGTGCAAACTGATTACCTGCATGAAGCTCTCTTGGTTTCAGCTTCTTGCATACGACAAGCTCTAAAGAGCTCTCTAAGGTATCATTTGCTGCTGCGATATCACAATTCTGCGAAATCACCAGCAACATTGAAGTGTTAGGAATTTTCGAAAGTTTCCTATTATTCTTCTTAGAAAAAGAATCCGACCAACGAAGCCGGATTTCATCACAAAAACAAGATGCTGGAATGCAAACAGCTTGTTTGACACCTATATTATGTAATAATTCCTGCCCCTTGGATACCATCTAAGTTAATCCTTAAGCGCTTCTTGTAAGACTGTATAAAGTTTTAGTATCACCCAAGAACGGAGGTTGATTGCTCTCCATTTTGGCAGCTAACCTGTCACAGAATTCGATGATTTCATCCGCACATAATTTTTCAGAAGTCAAATAATCTAAAAGTGAACGCCCTTCAATAGTGTAGTTTTTAGCCATGGCGCCAGGGCTATTTTTAAATTTACCTTTAACATCATTGATTATGTCGAACAATGCTAAAGCTCTTCCTCTCGTGTGTTTGTTGATATTTTGTGTTAAATCACCACCATTGGAGTAGGTGTGGAGTGTTTGCCTCGTAATGCCAAAGATGTCCGCCACATCCTTATTAGGTAAGCCAAGAGTAACCTTTGTTAAAGCTATAATCTCGGAGATACTCACAACTCCTTCACGAGAACTATCAACCTCTACTTTATCAGAATTTGTAGTATTCCAATGGGATTGTCCTAAGTTTGAAACAGTCTGCTCATGGAATATAGTGTAATGAGTTTGCTTTTCCATAGGCATACTATGCGTATTGAAAGCAACAACATTACCCATAACCGCAATTGCAGCTATTACGTTATTTTTAAATGTTGGTGTACTATTCCACATCGCTATGTTCCTCCCCCCACTCTTTTCTTGCGTGATTGGAAATAACACTCCAAAAAACGTCACTTGCGTGATCATAGAGTTCTTGAGAAGCACTCTCAATAGCTTCAACACTAAACACGGGACTGCTTATAAATGTATGAGTGTGATCAACATCTAAAAGGCCATAGGTTTTTGATCGCACATTGAGCCACCCTTCTTGGCCATCGATAATTAATCCACATGAAGGATCTGGCTCAATTAGATTATCAGGTAAAACTTTGAATACTTTATTTTCAAAGCATTGTAATTCTTCAAAATTCACAACCAAGACTTGGCCAGGTTTTGTTTCAACTACTTTAAGGGTTGCCCCTTGAATATGTTTAGCACCTTCAACCATATTCAGAGACGGCGGTAAAACCTCCGCACTCACATACTGATCGAGCGGCACACCGGATTGTGGAACAATGATATCTATGTAGCGTAGCCCCACACTTTTCAACAATGTTGCTTTAAGCCCATCAAGAACCTCTAAACACGCATTAAGAATCGAATGAAATTTAGGATAAAATTCATCAAACCCCTTATAAGCAGTAGATTTAAGAACAATAGAATCTTCAGAAATTTCAACAATATCTCTTTCACCCGCAGCTCTAAACAGAACGCGAGATTTTTGCACTTGCTTCTGGCTCATCTGTTGTAACTCAGCGTTGAATACAACATCTACCATGTTAGCGTGGCTCTCAATTTTTTCGGGAAAACCCTCTTGGATCATGCGTTGATGTAGAGTTTTAAGTATATCTTTTGAAATAGGATTTAAGCTCGGCGCCTCACTGAACCGCAAGTGCAATACTGCGTGTACTAATGGAGCATTTTTGAGCGTCTTATGTGACATTTCGAAGACCTATCTAAGTATCAATATTGTTATTTTACACTTTTTTTGACATTCATCCATAGGGTTGGTTCATCTAGATGTGAATGAATCACAACTTTTGATGTTATGCAAAAACTGCAATCTATAAAGTGATTTTAGAATCTTGCTACAGATTTTTGCTTTTGAAGGGATCACTTTTGTAGATGGATACACGTTATTTATCAATGGCTTCATACAAAATATCTTTCAAGGCGGAGCGTGGTTTCCATGCGAACCAGGATGTTAAAAAAAAGGCGCAATGAATCTTTATGTTATATCAAACCAGATCGTGAGAGCCTGCAGTAAACGTCAAAACTATCGAAGCAATCGATATTGTGAAGAATTACATAAGCCCTCTGTAGGTTGATTATCATTGGGTTGCTCCTTGACGAAAAAACGCATCATGAAGAGCCATTGCACCGATTTCTCGTTGAGCAGCATCTTCGCAGCTAATGCTCCTCGTCTCCATGATGCAGTTCCTATCCCAAAGCTCAGAGCATTCAAACTGTGCTGTCCTGATAACCTTGTAGCTGCATGGCCGCCAGCACATCCCGCTGCTTAGCCGCTTCCCGTAGCGCCAGGTTGGTGCAGTCCAGCCGCTCGGCCAGACGGGAAACAATCTTCGCCATATCGATGATCGGTGTGTCGCTGCTCATCGCCTTCGCAAACTGATGACCAACGGCCACCAGCTCTTTGTTGCTTAGTGAATCACTCATGTGATGCTCCTCGGTGCGTGTAACGTTCCATGTCAAAGTCGATAACTGCCCGCTGGTCGCGGAAGACGCCGCAGCGCCCGTGGCGGATAAGTTCCCCCTGCTCTACGGCAGCCCGGATGTATTTCTCGGCCGTGGTGCGGTGCAGGCCGAAAATGGCGACGACATCGTTTGTCGTTGCGCGGCCATGCTTTTTCACCATTTCGATAATCCAGGCGATGAACAGGGTGCGCTCGCTATGCGTTTTTGGTCTCGGCATCAGTCAAGCCCTCCCCGCCTGGCGCAGGCACTCTTTACGCCGTTTGGCGATCCGGGCAACTTCGACAGCACTGCAGGCGATCCCGAACATATCCGAATACACCGCTGCGGCGCGGCGCCACAGTCCCTTTTCTTCCAGCGCCTTCGCTTTCTGCTCAGCCGCCTGCATCTTCACCGGGTCGCTTTTCTCCTCCATGCACGGAAGGATCACATCCGGAATATCGGCGTGCGGTAACGCCGTATAGGTGTACTGGACGCTGTTACGGGATCGGGTTATCACTCCATCGTCGCTCAGCTCGCGCAGCAGCTTGCCTGCTGTAGCGCCTGACATATCCAGTGCTTCGGAAACGTCGCCGACGGCGCAGTTCGGCTGGTAGCGCACAAAAATCGCCACCTGGTCTTTCTGGGTTAATTGTTTGGTCATTGGTCAAAACTCGATTTAGTTGGTTAAACCAGCCGCTTTACGGCGTTTGTACTCTTCCATCAGCAACTGTGCCGGCGTTGGCCCTGCCGCGTGCTGCGGTGCTGCAAGCTGGCGGCGAATCGGCGGTACCGACAGGCCGTTACTGACGTGCTTGCTCCATTTCGTTAAAAGCTTTTCTGCCAGTTTTTTAAGTTCTCCCTCTGTCATCTGGCGCTCCACGCCCGTTCTGCGCATCTCAATGCAGATGTGGTATAGCACCGGCTGCGGCCACGGGTATTTGTCGCTTCCTGAATACCGATAGGACTCGTTGCGCCAGCGGCGATACTCCCCCATGACACTGTCGGAGGTCAGGCCGAAGGCGTTCGCACCACTTTCCGAAACGAGCGACACGAACTCAGCGAGATCTGGTGGCCAGGTGTTCCCACCCGCGCAGCGCTCCATGCACTGCTGGCAGACCAGACTGATTTGCTGTTCAGTCATCGAACCGATCTGGGCTATCCAGAGCGGCGAAGGTTCCGCCCCATTCTTCTGCGTCCACCGGTTCGAGAATACTTCCCCCATGACCTGCCAAAGGCGCCATGCCGTTTCCGTTGCCATCAAGTCCATTGCGACGTCTCCACTCTGCGTGTGCTGACTGAATCTGCTGAACAGCTCTGGATGCTGTAGGCTCTCCCCGAACTCCTGCATTGGCCTTACCTCCGGTTTCCGGTTGTTTTTTCGATCTCACCAGCACGATGTGCCGGGCGAATTTTTGTTCCCACTGGACCTGGGTGAACACCTTCCCTTCGGATTCCCAGTACGACGCGAACTCTGCGAGTTCCGTAGCGAGGTAATCAGGTTCTGGCAAAGCCACCCCCCACATAGCCGCACGCTGGCGGAAATCTCTGGATGGTAGCCACGCGCTGGTCATGGTGAACTTCCCGATCGGCTCGTCCAGGCCCTCAAGGTATCGGGCTGCGGTGGGTTCAACAGGGGGCTGTCCCACTTCCGAATTTTCTTGCGCCCCCTCGTTAAGAGAGGGGTTTAGATCTTCTCTTCTCTTCTCTTCTCTGGTCCGCTTTTTGTCCGCATCGCCTGCGGACATCTTGCGGACATTTCGTTTCCTGTCAGCCTCCTGTGCCCGCCGCTTTGCGGACTGTCCATTGTGTTCAGAAAATCTTGGCATACAAAGGCTTGCGTCCGATTCTTCAAGCCAGCCAACATTGATCAGAGCCTGCGCAAAGCCTACAAAGCCGATCATGTCGTTCAGCGTTTTGGAGGAGTAACCTTCAAGCTCTCCATCAACTGAGTGGGCATCAAACAGACACCATGTAGCATGCAGTGCGCCAACTACGCGCAATCTGTCCGCATCCAAAGCGGACGCAATGCGGACGACTTTCGGGTGTGTGTGCAGATCTGCACGCATCTTGATCCAGTCTCCAGCCATTACAACTCTCCTGCCGTGGATGATTCATTGGTCATTGGTCAAAACTCGATTACGTAAAAAGTGGTGCAAGTACCTGGAGGTGAGCGATCATCACCCCGGCAAGTTCACCGGGTAATAGTGCTGCGTTAGCCAGGAGGTTCTCAAAGCCCTCCTTCGCTTGCTTTTTGCTCGGCAGGCCAAGCAGTTTTGCCTGATGGTGCTCGCCGGTCTCTTTTATTGCCTCAGCCACCAGCTCTATGTCGGTTTTACCCTGACGGAGACCGTGTTTTCTGGCGATCTCAATCGGCATGGCGGTACCGATCGCGTTCGCGAGCTGCATGACATAGGCCGTGTATTTGCCGGAGTTGGTTTCGTTTTTCAGGTAGCGATAAAGGTTCTGTTTGTTCACAGTGATCCCTCGCCCGCCCTCCTTTGCCCACTGTTCGGCCACCAGTTGCGTAACTACGTCCTGTGCCTGACCAGGGATAGTTGCCTCCCACTCACGAACGGCAGACAGAATCGCGCGATGGCGCGTTGAGTCCCGGCGCCGATGCTCAATCTGATTTCGGGTTTTCAGCGGAGCGGTGTTCTGTCGGTTAAGATGTTCAAACGTTACTGATTGCATGATTAGGCTTCCTTTTGAGGTAAACCATCAGTGGGGTTTGGATAGAGGTCAGGGCGTAACTCGTGCGGAGTTACTTTGAAATCCACAACCTCACTTACTTTAAGAACCAGTTCTCCAGGGATTTTGTTTTTAAACCAGCCGTTTACTGTCTGGGCTCTTCTCTTCATACGACGCCCAAGCTCAGCCTGGCTGCAGACGCTTAAGAGCTTTTTTTGAATTGATATCTTCATTGGTTCATCTCTGTTGGTATCGATGAGCACTAATAAATCAAATTAAATCGATATCGTCAAATTATTTCGATAAGAGAGACTACAGAAAAAATCTGTATAATTGGCATTAAGTATCTGAATGGATAAAGAGATGAACTTCGGAAAGAGACTGCTAAAAGCGATTAATGATCTCGGGATTTCCCAATCGGAGCTGGCACGCAGGCTTGGTGTTAAAGCTCAGTCTGTTAATGGTTGGTGCAATTCCGACATATTGCCTCGGTCTGAAATTTTAAACCGCCTTCCGTCTGCAACAGGCTACCCGCTTTCATGGTTTTTCATGGAGGAACATGAACCCTTAGAGGATCATGACCCGTGGGCATTAAAGCCAGCAGTTAAGCCAAAGTCTGAGTTGCAATCTAGACTCCTCGAAGTTTTTGAAGAGCTGCCAACTGAAGATGAAAAAGAAAAAATAATCAGGATGATAGAACTGCGACTTAAGGAGCTTGATGAATTCGCAACCTCTTATTTACAAAAAAGAAATCTGATTCCACCAGCCAAATAATTTCAAATTGCTCCTATGCCCCTCTCGAGTAGGTTAATCCTAACCTGCCGCTTTTTTACGCCCCTACCTATCAATTTAATTTGACTATTATCGATTACTTCGATAATAATTCTCCCATCACAAAGAGTCATCCAGGCAGGACGCCCACGAAGTAGCTGCCGGCGGCATACGAAACACCGGATGAGATGACAAAAACAATCGCGCAGCAGGCTTTACCGTTCCGTCGGCCAGACGTAAATGGCAATAAGGAGATAACCATGATCGACTATGCACGTAACCCCGTAAAACAGCAGGCCATTCGCCTTAACATCGTTGAAGTCTTGATCCGCAAGTTCTGCTACTTCATGGCGCAGAAAGGCAATCCAGAACTCAACGCATGAGTATGTTCTTCGCCTTAATCATTCCAGTCTGCGCCCTCACCGGGGAATGCTCAGACATCATGCTCGGTCTCTATAAAACCGAAGCCATTTGTGAAGCAGCTGCCGCAGAGCAGCACGTAAAAGGACGGTGTTACCCGTACAAACCGGCTGACGACCAACAGCCAGCGTTAAATTTTTAATCGAGTTTTGACCAATGGCCTGACTGGCCCAGAAGGGATCCACTATGGAATTTGGAATGAAACGAGTGATGGCATCTGTCCAAGCCGTTGCAGTGCTGGAAAGAATCTACCGCGGAACGCCTGTACCGCTCGCCACACTGAGTAAAGAAATGAAGCTCTCGGTTTCTTATCTGGAGCAAATTTTCAAGCGGTTGCGCAGCGGCAACCTGGTCACCTCGCACAGAGGGCCCGGAGGTGGTTACAGCCTGCGTGAAGGAGATATCTCAGTTTCAGCAGTAATCCGCGCAGTCAGCAAGATCCCGTCGAACACCACGTTCGACCCTGTGCTGGATGCGCTTGATGGCGTACTTGTCTCCCAGCTGGCGAAAAAAACCAGCGTCCAATAAGCACAAAACCCGCGCAAGGCGGGTTAAGTACCCGGTCAGCCGACCAAAGCTTTCCGGAATCGAGTTTTGACCAATGACCACTACCCAAGGCGGCGATCATCAGCTGTTGGGTATCTTACACCCAAATGAGGCTCCAAGATGGAATTTTTTTATCATATTAAGGCAACCCAGAAATCAGGAAAACCTGACGGCGTTCTGTGGTTTACAGCCAAAACCGAATCGCGCGCGGCGCTGCAACTGGATGTCGAGCTGGAAGACGCTGGCATCGAAACCGGCCGCGGCAAAGATTACCTGAAGCCGGTCCGCACTGATTTTCCTGTCTTCAATGATCTGCCGGAAGAAAGCACCATAGATTACACCTGGTGTGAGCGCTATCAGCTGGCCGATGACCAGCGCACCTGGAACGTGATCCCGGGTGCCGCATCTCAGAGCGAAACCACCATCGCCCTGGACAGCGCCACCAGCGATGTGGATCTCTCTGATGCGCCGGTAATACCTTTCAGCTCTACGTTGTTGGCAAACCGCACCCAGGCTGTACGCTTCGCCGTCCATATACTGGGTGACAAATATCTTTCGGAGATCAGCCAGGAGCAGCAGATCGTCGCAAACGAAATGGCGATGGATGAGGGAAATATTTACTTCCAGAACCTGCTGCAGGCCAAAAATGATGTTCCTGATTTGAGCGAGCTGTCTGGGCATGCTGAGTGGAAATTGGTCCAGGCCATCAAAGACGTTTTCCCTCAGGACAAAGTGTACGAACCGGCGCTGCTGGCCATCTTCATGTCGAGCTGGATTAAAGCCGAAGCTGACGAGCGCAATAAGCTGGTTGACGACTGGAAGAGCGGAAAGCTTCCAGCCAAGGAAGAACCCGAGAACTTGTTTGAGCATGGCCTGAGGATCAGTAAACATGATGACGGGGGCGCTCATTATCCCGTCTGCAAACTGCCATTCCGCAAACAGCTCCTGGCTCAGTTGACAGCTGACGAACTGCGCCATCATATCAGCCGCAAAGAACACGCTGATCTTCACTTAATGGAAATGGACACAGATAACGGATATGTCCAGAACCTGCTTTTGGCCGCTGAGAATTCTCCAGAAGTTAAGGCTTATGACACCAAAGACCTGTGGCGTTACACGAAAGCGATCCGAGAAGTCTTCAGCATGGATAAACGCCATGAGCTGGCGTTACTTTTACAGTTCACGAAAGCCTGGGTAGCCACCCCATATATCGATCGCGGGATCCTGACGCGCGAATGGGCACAGGGTAACCGCATTAATATCGTGCAGCGCACAGATGCTGGCACCAATGCCGACGGCGGGTATGTCACCGACCGCGGCGAAGGCGCACACCACACCCTGGAGACCCTCGATCTGGAGATCGCCAGCGCCCTGCTGCCAATGGACTTCAACCATCGAGAAATCCCGGGCAGCATCGCGCGCCGTGCCAAAGAAATTATTGCGAACAAAGAAGAACCATGGAAATCGTGGAGCAAAATTCTGCGCAACCAGCCGGGCATTCTGGCGGTGAATCGCACAGCCATTTTCAACCTGGTGCGTATCGCGCCGGAAAATATCCACCTGGACCCTGTTGCTCACCTAGAGTTCGTTAACCAGACGATGACGGCTGAGTTTAATGCTGCCGTTGAGTTGCTGCCACTGCCTGCGCCAGCTGCTGAACCTGAGGTGCGGGCAGCACAACCGGGCGGCAGCGGAAAAACCGATCGCAATCCTAACTACATACCCGACTTTGACGGGCTCGATACTGAGATTGCGTTGGCAACGCTGTCAGCGGATTTCAATATTTATGACATTCCAAGCGATGTTTTCCGCGAGGCGCAAGCTATCGTCACAGCGAATCACAGTCCGTTTAAAGAATGGTCTGAAGCTTTGCGCGCAACGCCCGGCATTCTGGATTATTCTCGCGCCGCAATTTTTGCGCTGATCCGTAGCGCTTTTAAAGGGATTCATTTCGAGCCTAAGCATATTCGCGGACACATTCACGCAAACCTGACCGAAACCGACCATGAGCATCCTACAGCGGAAATGCTGGCGGCGGCGCGCCACACTCCTGAAGTGAGCTGGGAAAGTGAAGTTAACGAGCAGATCGAAGCGGAAAAAGCCGCTGCCAGCCAGCCACAGGTCGCGAACCTCGGCGGCGGCATGTTCGCTATCGATGGCCTGACGGACGAAAAACAACCAGAAAATGATGACCGTTCATCGGTTAATAAGGAGACCACCAGCGATGTGCAGATGGAAGAGACTAACCCGGCGAAAGGAGAAAGTGTTGGCGCGATTCCAGCAGGCGAAAGCACTGATGCAGCTACTGCGCAAACAGATGCCGTAGCGGGAACCATCAGCGCTGGCTGTGGTACCGAAGGTGGCGGCGGTTGCCCTGACTGTGGCGCCGCGGTTGGCGATGCAACCTATGCGGTGATGAAAGCAGGTCTGACAGAGGAACTGGAGGCGCTAGGGGCTGATACCTCAAGCTCGGAAACCATGTTCACGCACCTGATGGTGGATCTCGAAACCATGGGCAAAAAACCGGGTGCCCCGATCGTTTCAGTGGGGGCCGTATTCTTTGACCCGGCCAGCGGTCTGACCGGTGCTGAATATTATCAGGTGATTAATCTGGAATCGTCGATGTCATTCGGGGCCAGGCCAGACGCCAGCACTATTCTCTGGTGGCTGAAGCAATCGCCGGAAGCACGATCTGCAATCGTGGTAGATGATACGGTCGGCCTGGTGGAAGCGCTCGAGCAGCTTCTCGATTTCATCGCTGAGAACGCAGCCAACGGTTCTAAGAATGTGCAGCTCTGGGGGAATGGTAGTTCGTTTGATTGTTCTCTTCTGGAAGCAGCATTTGAGTTGGCCGACACGCCCTTCCCGATCCCGCACTGGAACTACCGGGACGTGCGAACCGTCGTTGAGCTGGGTAAAGCTGTTGGGCTAAATGCTCGCTACGACATCCCTTTTGAAGGCGATCAGCATAACGCCCTGGCCGACGCCCGCCACCAGGTCAAATACGTATCGGCTATCTGGCAACGCCTGACAGCAATCTGATTTCTTTTATTCACCTTTTGGCCCTGCAAAGGGCCATTATCTGGAGAAGATAATGTCCAGGTTAGTTCTATTATCTGAATGGGCAAAGCGCGAATTTGGAGAGCCGGTGCCCGGAACATCCACCCTTTGCAAATACGCCAAGAACGGCATGATTTCACCGCCCCCATGCAAAGTGGGAAAAAGCTGGCGCGTCGAGGTCACGGCCCGGTTCGTTGGCTTATCAGCAGAACCAGAGATAAAGAAACAGGATCACCCGCTCCTGAGGAGGATTTTAGAAGATGGCGCGACCTCGGAAACATAACGTATCTATACCAGGCCTTTCCTGTTTTCTGGACTCGCGCACCAAAAAAGTTTACTGGCGGTATAAGCATCCTGTTACTGGGAAATTTCACGGCCTCGGCACCGATGAAAGTACCGCCAAAGAAATTGCCATTGAAGCTAACAGCCGTTTAGCCGAACAAAAAATGAGGCATCTGATCCGCGCTAAAAATGACATCAACAAGCGCCTGGGCGGAGCCGCAACGATCAGCGAGTATTTGGTACGGTACAGAAAGCTTCAGGAAGAGCGGCTGCAACAAGGCGAGATTAAGCTAAATACATTCAAGCAAAAGGCCTCACCGTTAAAGGTTCTTGAGGAATCTTTGGGGCCACGCCAGCTGGATGAGATTACCGTGAAGGATATTGTTTCGATTCTGGAAGATTATAAAGAGAAGGGGCATAACAGGATGGGGCAGATTTTCAGGAAGGTTACGATCGATGTGTTTAAGGAAGCGCAGCAAGTCGGAGAAGTCCCGCCCGGATTCAACCCGGCGCTTTCCAGCAAGAAGCCCCACGTAAAAATCAGCCGTCAAAGGCTTACTTTCGAAGAATGGATGCTTATCTTCAACGCGGCGGAAAAAGACAATTATTTCCTGCAACGCGGTATGCAGCTGGCCATTATCACCGGGCAGCGCCTGTCTGATATATGCAACATGAAGTTTACTGACATCCAGGAAGGTTGTCTGTGTATCGAGCAAAGCAAGACCGGATACAAGCTGGCCATTCCTCTGGAGTTACGCTGTAACGCGCTTGGAATCTCGCTCGGTGAAGTGATCTCATCGTGCCGCGACAAAGTTCTGAGCCCTTATTTATTGCATCATCATCACGCTAAAGGGAAAGCCAAGCGGGGCGGCATGGTTAAACCAGCAACCTTAACTGTCGCATTTAGCAAAGCGAGAGATAGCGTCGCGTACGAGTGGGATAAAAACGGCACGGCACCGAGCTTCCACGAACAGCGATCTTTATCGGAGCGGCTATATCGCGAGCAAGGTATAGACACTCAAGTTTTACTTGGGCACTCCAACATACTCATGACGAATAAATACAATGACACTCGCGGAAAAGGGTATAAAAAACTGGTCATTTAG